CAGATGAGTTTGGGGTAATTGTTCACGATGACATACCGCACCCACCAGATATGTCGTTTGATGAAGATAAAAAACCGCAATAACAAAAGGAGAACACATGAAAGCACGAAAAGTGTTTCACGCGCTGATGTCATCAAAAGGCTACACAGATGCCGATCTAGCTATGGATGGTGACAAGTACACCAATCCCGCTATGCAAGGGCGTTGGAACTATTTTCTAGCCGGATGGGAAATGAGAGGTGTTATGTGATCGAAACCATACTCACCATATTTGCCCTTGGGTTCCTTGGCATTGCGTTAGCCATTGGCGGCGTCTGCGTCATGGTCTGGTTAGCGCTCAATGAAGACTAAGGGCGGCGCCAGGCCAGGCAGCGGGCGCAAGCCCACGCCCATCAGCGAGTCCAGAGCCATAACGCTGTGGAACCAAGGCGTCAGCAAGAAGGACATCGCCAAGCGCTTTGGCGTGGACTATCAGGTGATCCGGTACTTCTTCAAGAAGAAGCAGATGTTTAGGACATGAACATTGCGGCTTCGTCCTTGCGGCGGTTCTCAAGCCCTCTGAGCACCTTGCCGCCGGCCTTGCAGTACTGCAACAGCGACGCTATGGCCGCGTCTTTTTCCCCGCGAAGAACCTTCTGACGGAAGGTGCTGCGCTGTAGCGTTCCCAGACCAACGTTAAAAGCAAAGCTGACGCAAGCATCGAATTGGCCTTGGGTAAGGGCAACAGGAATGAGTTGGCCCACACCGCGCTCAAAGCGTTGGAGATCGCTTCTGAGAATTCCATCTACTTCGTCCTTTGAAAACGTGCGATTGTCTTCTGGGTGAAGCGGGTAAGCGCCTCTTTGATCCATTGGAATTTTTGCTTGATCAGGGTACATGACATGGCCCACGCCCACAGTGTGAAGCCGTGCCGGGCATCTATATGGCCTGAATCGCACACCTTCATGGTGTGCGATCATCTTGATCGCGTCAGCGCTGACGTTCATTTTTTGAATGCCTGCCCGCCAAACCAAAACGACACAATGCAAGCCCAGATGATCTGGGTTTCATCATCCCACAGGTGATTGAGCGCCACATCAAAGGCGACGTCTGTGTGCCAGGCGTAATAAAAACCAAAAATCTCAACAAACATGAACATGGCAAACATGCCGTAGGTGATCACTGAGCGGGTCGCTGCGCGCATGTTGGTCACCCATTGAGCCGCCCCTTGGCCCAGCGCAATATCGTGCGCATAGAGCGCTTGGCGCTCTTGCATGGCCGTTTGGTTGTTGGTGACCTCGGCGTTGATCTGAATCTGTTCGGTCTGGATGTGCTCAATGCGCTCTTGGGCTTCCAGGCCAGCTTTCTTTAGCGTGAGCTCGCGCTCGGTTTGCATGGCGGCAAGCGCCAATTCATGCTTCTTATCGGCGCGGTCTTGGAATAGCTCAAGGATTTTGGGCAGGCCGCCCATCAAGAAGCTGATAAGGGAGGAGAACAGGGTTAGCATGCTTAACCTTTCAGGTCAAAACTTAAATTTGGGTGGCGTGGGTACTGCACAACGCGCTCGCCCTCGGGGCATTTGTATTTGATGGTCGCCAGCAAGGTTGCCTTGCCTTCAGCAATCTTTTCTTTTCTTACCATTGTGAGTTGGTATGTAAACGTGTCAATCTCTGGCCCTGCCGGGCCGCTGAATCGGCTTGCGGTGGTGGTCGCCTCATGCACCATGCCTGCTGCGTCCCGAATGCTTGGGGTGAAACTCTCAACAGAGCAGTCGTCGCGCTTTTTGATCCGCGCAACGGTGACGTTGATGGGTTGGCCAGCCTCTGCCACGATTTTGAAATGCTCTGGTGACCATTCAAGAATGGCTCTATCAAACCAACCGAACTTGTCGGCCAGCGTGTAGCTGCCGCCCAGTGCGGCAACGCTGGCCGCAACTGCGCCAATGGCCTTGGTGAGGTCGATCATTTGTCAGCCTTGTTGTCGAGCTTGTCGAAAATCTTGCCCAGCAAATCGCGCATCTCGCGGATGTCGGCCTTGTAGTCGTCTCGGCTCACGTAGTCGTGGGGCATGCTGCGCACGTCGCTATCGAGCCGGTCGATGGCGATGTAGATGCGGTTGAGCGTCCACCCGCCGAAGAACCCGGCTATGGCCACGGCGATGTTGAAGAGTACTTGGTAATCCATCATTTGCCTGTTGATCCAACACCACGAATCTCCACGCGGAATGGTTCGTTTAATGCGTTGCGATTTTCTTGAGTTGGTGCCAAAGCGTTTTGCACTTGTGTGTAGACGTTTAACTTGGCCGGGCTCAATTGGTTATGCGACTGCCCTAGCGCCCGCAGCACGTCTAAGCGCTCAGATGCAGGCACTTTGCCCATAAGGTCTTCAAAGCTCTTGGCTGATTGAAATCCCTTTTCCAACTCTTTCATTACGTTGGCGCTCATCTTGTCTTTAAGGATGTCAAGCATCTGATTGGTCAATGTGACCTTGACATCCAAAAAGCTGGGCAAGCGAAACTTGGATTGGTTAGCCTCCAAAATTATCTTCATGGCATCTGCGCCGGCTTGAGTCTGACGCACAACTTCAGCGTTGCGTTTTAATTCGGATTCAACGCCTTTAACCACGTTCATCTGTTGTGGTGACAACACTTGGCTAAGATCATCGTACCGAGCCGCGCCGGTAGATTTTTTAAGCAACGCTGATTCACCACGGCCTAACGCAGTCATAAATGGGCCAGCTCGTTCGCCCACGCCAAGGGGCTGCTCAAGAACATCTTGCATTGCGCCCAAGACTTTGGCTTGGTTAACTGGTGGCGATGCAGCGGCAAACACTTTTTGGGCTTTTTCATAGCCCGGCAATGCTTGCGCAATTGTATTTTTAACGTCAATTAAATTGCCAACAATAAATTTATTGTCTTTGGATGCAATTAAATCTTTTAGGTCGTCCAAAACTGAGGACACTTGCTGCGCATTAGCACTGCTTTCTAATCCGTTTTTTACTTGTTTTAACGCAGACACTAATTTTGTGTTGCCAGGGTTGGCGGCAAGTAGCGTATCAATCTGTTGCGTCAAAGGCGCAACGTTGATCGCCATGCCTGGTTGCGTAGCTGCCGTGTACAACGGCCCACTTACGTTTGCTCGCATTGCCTCTGCGGTTTGCAAATCAGGCGTGGCGGCTCGCAAACGCGCCATACGATCTGCCTCTTGCGCGGTTTCTACGGCTAACGCGCGTCCAGGTGCAGTTTTAGCTTCAACCGACTCACCAAGATATTGCACTTGCGGTGAAGTCACGTCGGCCAACGCTTGGCGCACAGTCATGCCTGGCGACGCAGCAGCCAACGCATTTCGAGCGGCGGCTAGGTTTTGAGGTGTTCTGCCTTCTTCAGTCAGCGCGTTGCGAACGATGTTGCCTGCTCGCGCCGCAGCGCGTTGCCCGGCTAAAGCGTCAATCACGTTGCCTGCGCCTTTAGCGCCTAACGCCAAGCCATACCCAGCGGCGGTGGTAACGGGCGCCAAGGGATTGGTATACGTGCCTATGGCGGCCAAAGGCGCGGCGATCTTTTCCGCAATTGGGGCAACGCCCGCAACTGCTTGCGCTGCTGAGGGGGCCACACGGCTTAACGCGCCTGCTGTTAAGCGAGGCGCGGCTTTAATCAAGCCTGCACCGCCGGTCAGCAAAGACGATAGATCGGAGGCCGCGCCCACGGGATCAGTCGCCAAAGTGTTTTTCAAACCTTCTATGCTGCCATACCGTTCGCTAATCATGCCGCCAGCAGCGTTTGCCGCTTCAATTGCGCGTTTGGCCGCAGCAGGGTTGGTGTCTATCTGATTGACCAAATCAACAACGTTTTTAGGCAACAAGTTTTGCAAAGCGCCTGCGCCAATGTCAAGAATGCCAGTTGCAGTTTCTACAGGGCTTGTAATTGCGGTTACCAAACCTTTGTAAAACGCCGCAGCACTTGAGCCGACGTTGGCCAGTGCTTCACCGGGCACGTCAGACCAAGCACGGCGTGGGCCGGGGACACCCCCGCCGCTTGATACTGGTTGTGCGGTACTAAGATCAAATCCACCAGATGCGACTGGCGCGGCGGTGCTGAGATCAAAAGCCATTACGGCACCTCTTTAAATGATTTACGATCTGGGCTAACCCATGCCTTATTACCTGCGGCGTCGTTTTCAAATGTCCAATTAGCGCCTACGCCTGCGGGGCGCGGGGCGGCGGCGGCGGCTTTTGCGCCAGATGATAGCGGCGGCACGCCGGGCGCGGCTTGAATTCCTAAACCCTCCGTTGCCGACTTAGGTATTTCTTTAAATCGGCGGTTCCAATTCTCTACGCTACGAGTTGCAACGCGATGCTGTAGCGTAGCTAACTGGGTAAGGGTTTGTGGGGTGTACGTGATTGCGCCGCCTGCAATCCCTTGCAAAAATTTAAGATCTTTATCCGTAAATCCTTGGCCTGTGCCTAGACCTGCGCCCTTAATTGCGTCAAGCGTGCTCTGGCCTGTAGCAGCAATAAGCGCTTCAGTGTTGGCAATTTTTTCGTTGTTGTTTGCGCCTACTACATTTAACGCACGTGCGATATTCAATTTGACGTCTGCAATTGGCCCGGTGAATAGGTTGCCTTGACTAACCAAATCAATAATTCGATTTGCACTTTCAGCCAATTGAGGCGCTTTTTCTGCGGCACCTAATTTATTGCTATCGCTGTCTGCAATTTTGCCTGCAAATTGTTCACCGTATTTTTTTTCGGTGCTCATAGTGATAGTTGTTTTAGGCGCTGAAATAGCTTTGAACTGGTCAAACGTACCTTTGTAATTGCCGCCTTCAAGTGTTTTTGCAAACTTGAAATTTTTCTGCAAATCAGTCTCAGTTGGCGGCTCGGTATAAATTGGTCTGGTGCCTACAACCAATGATCGGCCCACAACGCGAGGTGTGTACAGCTCTTTGAGCCTTTCCTTGAGCATCGCTGCTTCTTTTTGCGCGGCGGGGACATTGGCAAATTGAGTTTCTAGGTTGAAAATTTTATCTTCTAAGGCTTTTGTGTCTGGCATTGCTAGTGCGTTGGCTGGCGCAGCGGCTGCTGGTGCTGGTGCGGGCGCAAGCATGTTGGCGGCGGGCGCTGGGCGGGCGGCGTTTAAATCAAACGTGCCCGACCCCAAAGCGCCGGGCGCGGCGGGCATAGCAGGTGCGGCGGCAGGCGCTCCAGGCGTGCGGCTGGTCATATACGCCTTACGTTCTTTAGCCGCCATCAACGCTTGTTGAGCGGCCAGCACAACTTGAGGCTCACCGCTTGTAATTGCAAAATCGTAGAAACTTTTTGCAACGTCTTCGGGGTCGCCTGTATGGCCACCCTTTTCGGCATCACTTAAAAACTTATCCAACGCAGACTGCCTGCGTCTGAACTGTTGCATCTCTAAGCCAGCTTTTTCCTGCTGCATCCGACCAGTTTCCATCTGCTGTTGGCCTGCTGCCAACTGCTGCTGGGCCAACTGGTTGCGCATGGCAGACTCTTGGCCAGCTTGAAGCTGACCGCTGATGTTTGCGGGCTGAAGAATTCCAAAGTTAAGTGCCATGATTTACCCTTTAACCGTACCAAGGACTGTCTGCGGAGCCGCCCCAAGTTTGCCCGCCGTAGCCATAACTACCTTGACCGCCGCCGCCTCCACCATACAGGTTGCTGAAGTTAGGGCTTGTGCGGCTATACAAGTTTGCAATGTCGCCGTACGCCGATGTCATGGCTTGCGTCCCGGCCATGCCAGCGTTGCCAGCGTTGATGCCTTGGTTGATCATGGCGTTGCCCACGTTGGTGCCATACGAACCCGCTGCACCTGTCAGCGTATTGGCTGAGGTCTGCCCCACGCCAGACATAGCTGCCAGACGGTTGTAGCCCGTGGCCTCACGCGCCACATTGGCGTTGTAGCCCGTCAGCGCCCGGTTGTAGGCATTCTGATATTCCTGACTGCCCATGTCTTGGCCAAACCGTTGCGCAGCTTTCATAGCCCCACCAGAGATCAAGCCACCCCTGGCGGCAGCGCTTCGATCCAAGGCTTTCTGACCTTCGGACAATCGGAACGCATAGCCTGGGTCTTGGCCTAAATTAACTTGCCCTGTAAACGCTTCGGGCATATTGCCGTATTGCTGTTGCATCTTGGCCAACGCATTAACGCCTGCTTGGCGAAAAGGTTCTTGCAATTTCTGCTGCTCTTGGAACATCTGGTATTGCAACGCTTGCGAACGCTCCGCTCCTTGAGTAGCAGCGTCAGATGCTTGCGACGCAGCGCTGCGGTTCTGACTTGCAGAAAACAGACTGACCGCAGCAGGGACAATAAATGACCAAGGCATAATTTACTCCTTCAGGCTTTCAGCCAACTCTTTCATTTCTTCCATATCGCCAGACTCAATTAGCACTTCGTCGATCTCAGCTTCATCTGTGCAATCGGTGGCATGTACGCAGTACCACACAACGTCTGTGATTGATTTTATGCCGTGATGCTTGCCTGCGGCAATTGTCAGACAAGCAGGCGCATGAACAACTGATTTGACCCCATCGACCGCCAACTCAACAGACCCGCTGGCCAAGATGGACAGGTGGTCATGTTTGTGGGCGTGCTGAACCAAGACGTACCCCGCCGGGATGCGGGTTTCTTTGGCGTAGACGCCTGCGCTGAAGTGGTGATGGATCATGTCACCTCACGGCCACTGACGCGCATGTTGATAGCTGTGGCAGTGCCTGCAATGGTGCTGATGAAGTCGCCTATGCCCAGCACCTGGCCCACCAACTCGGGGAAAGTATAGACCTCAGACGCCTGAAGCGTCTTGGTTTTGGTGATCAAGTTGGCGTTGCCGGCAGACCCAGACACCGTGACCAAGTTGACGCTAATAGTCGCAGCGGTTGCGCTGTAGTTGGTCGCGGTGAATTTGTCGATGATGGCCGTGACGCCAGTAGCGGTGTACTGGGTTGTTTGCGTGGCCTCGACGATCTTGGCGGGTACAAGGACTTTGACGGTGACTGTCATGGGTTACTCCAGTAAAAGGCAGTTGTTAGCGGCAGCTTGCATGATGACCCAATTGGTGCCGTCAGACACCATTGTCGCCCAATTGCCTGCAACTGCCAAGAGGATTGCGGTGCCCGCCGCCCCACCGGCTTGGGGGACGACGTTGCTTGACGCTGACACCAGCGTCTGGGCTTGATAGTTTTGGAAGGTCAAATACCGCCCACTGTTGGTGCTGGCGGTTGGCAACGTCACTGTACAGGTCGATCCTGACTTATTGTTGATGTACCAGTTGCTGGTTCCCACTGTAAAGTCTGCCGTTACAGTCACCGGCACGCTTGAGAGCGCGGCAATAGATGCACTGACAGCGCCAATGTCGAGAATAGGCTGCGATTGCAGCCCTTCAATCTGCTTTTGCATCTCCGCCATCTGAGACACCAAAGCCGAACAGCAGTCAGTCAATACGTCAGGAACTGGTAAGGTAACGACAGGCGGCAGCGTTTGCAATTCCTGATTGACTGCACGAAGCGCGGCGTCATAGGACGCAATCACCGACTCAGCGCTAAACGTAAGGCCAGAATCGTCAACGACCGCCGTGGCAACTTGATTAAGCGACAGAAAAAACAAGTACCACGCCCGGTCAATCAACCCGGTGCGCGGATCAATTAACGGCACCCTAGGGGGTGTAATGGGCGTAGGCGTTGCGTTTGGGCTAGGCATTGGTCGGGCTCAAGATTAACTCGGCCCCCATGATGGCCACTTTGACCGGATCAGTCATGGACAACTCATAGACGCGATCCCGCAGCTTGAGCGTCATGCCCAGCCGCCGCCAAAACGTCCGGTGGCCATACGCGCCAATCCTGCCAAGCGGTGACCAATGTTCGTTTGACCAAGTGTGGCCGCCGTCATCTGACCAACGCAGCATGACTTCGGGGTCTGAGCCTTGGCCTAAATTCAAGCCAACGCCCGTCTCACAGTCTAATTGCAAACTGTGGTGGGCTGTGCGCTTGAGATTGTTTTGCCCCGTGGGCAATGCCCGCCAAGTGCGCAGCCACTTCTGAATCTGTCCATTGTCGGCGTACACGTCAAGATCAAATGCGTAGATGTTGCCGTTTTCAAAGTCGCCAACGACAACTTTGTTGTTGAACGCCATTTGGCAATTGCTGCGGTGCCGGGTAAACGCGCCTTCGGCAAAGCCCGCCCGTTCGTGCCAGGCTTGAGTTGCGGCGTCGTACACCCAAGTGGTGTTGGCCGAAGGGAAGATCAGCACATAAAAGCTGTGGCCATCCTGTTGATAAGTGTACGCAATTGCGTCCGACATGTCGCTGTACTGCTGAATGTGCCATTCAACCGCATGGGTCGAGATGCGCTGGCCTTGGTAACCATTGGCCCGGTAGACAATGCCTTGGCCCCGGCGATCCCGGCCTAGCCAGAAGAGGCCGTTGTCCATCTTGGCGATGGAGTATGGGGCAGCGCAACCAAGCTCGTTAAACGCGCCTTGAATGCGTTGCAGGGGAAAGTCTGTGGCGCCTGAGTCGTACCAGACCTCGATGGAATTGGTGCCAAAGGCCCAGACTTCGCGGAAGTTGGACACCACGGCCAGCAGGCCGTCAGGCGACCCTTCGGTGCTGGCAAACTCAAGCGGGTCAATGGACGTGCCGTCCAAAAGCGTTGTGACCCACATCTTTTGGCTATTGGGCTCGTTGAACACAAAGTAGCCGTCCAAATAGCAGACCGTCACCGCGCCGGGAAAGTCGGGGTCAGTGATCTGGCCAAAAGCGTTTGTGGTGTTGTTGTAGATGTAGCTGGGGCCGTTGGCTGCGATGAACAGTTGCGTGCCGTTGTCGGCCATGCTGACCGGCCCAGAACCCGCTACGGTGCCAATCAGCGTGGGCACGTAGGCGTTGTTGATCTTGTAAAGCTGGGTGCCTGACACCACAAAACCCACGCCATCGTTGGGCGAGAACGCCCACAAGCCACGAACCGGCCCAGCACCCATTGTTGATAAAAGCGTTAGCCCTGGGCAGCGCTGCAAGAAGGCAGGCTCTTTACCGCCTTCGGGAATGACTTCTGGGAACAAGTTAATGCACCTTGCATCAGCCGCATTAACTGATCTTGTGACATACGTAGAGCCCAAAATCGGCGTTTTCATGCTATACTCCTATTCACGTTAAATGGAGTTAAGCTATGGAAACGTGGAAACCAGTTTTGGGTTTTGAAAATTTGTACGAGGTAAGCGATCTTGGGAATGTGCGTCGTATTGCCAGAGGCAAGGCGGTTGACGCCACCAAAATTCCTGAAGCCCGGCAGATGTTTGATCATGGCGCTACCCTTAAGCAAGTTGCTGAGTTTTTGGGTACCAGTATACCTACGGCGCACTCTATTAAGTCGGGTAAAACTTGGGCCGGCGATTCGGCTTACCGAATGTTGAAACCGCGATTGGACACCAAACATTACATGCAAATTGATTTTGTTTGTAACGGCGTATATACGCGCAAACGTGTGCACCGCGTAGTGTGGGAGGCGTTTATGGGTTGTATTGAAGGCCGTTTGGAAATCAACCACAAAGACCTTGATCGCACCAATAATAGTTTGGGTAACTTGGAGGTTGTCACGCATCAGCAAAATCTCCAACACGCGATTGACGCCTACAAAGCCAAGGGGCTTTTGCGGGCGGTCAAAGGCGTTAAAGGGTTTATTGCTGGAAAACATAGCAACTATATTTGTTAATAGTTCGACGTGTACACGTTGAAGCGCTGGCGAGTCGCAATCAACGAATACGGCATAGACATGATGTCATCAGGATTGTTGATGCGCTTCAGATTACGCTTGCTGGTCATGGCGATGCGCTGCACCTGGGGGCTGGGCTCTACGCCAAACTCAGGCGCAAACTCCATGGCCAAGTTGTACACAAAAGCCCGTAGATACCCAGGCGGGAACAGAATGTCAGTCGCCAAATTGGCCGGCTGACTTAGCTCTTGCACGCTGACAAAGTGGAACTCCAGCAGACGTGTAGGGCGCGGGTAGATGTTGATCGTAACGTCTGGGTAGGTCATGTTGACAAACATGACTTGGGGAAAGGTTGAGGTCACGGTCTTGACCGCGATGCCGTTGTACTGTTGCTGATTGATCAGCTTGATGCCATACGACACCCCCGTGCCGGGGTCTTTGAAGTAGGTGGCGTCGTCCACCAAAACAGGTCGCACGGCAGTGCCGTTTAGGCGCACTAGGGAGCCGGTGGGGCCAAGGGTTTCTTCAATGGAGCCAACCGGCCAATTGACAATCTGGTCGATGGTACAGAAGACAGACAAACGCTCAGTGTTCCAAGAGTCGATCATCTGGTTGAGCGCCATCAGCGCATCTTGAGACACTGACGCAGAAGGGGTTTCACCTTCGGCCAGCACACCCAGCAGCCGCAGCGCCCGGTTGATCTGATCGGCAGCAGAGTAGGTGGCCATCTTTACGCTCCTTGTTCGACCGCCTCAACAGTTGGACGGCCACGTCTACGTTTTACTTCCTGTGGAGCCGCCTCTTCAACAGCATCAGGCGTGTCAAGAGTATATCGTGTCCAGCCATTTCTTTCATCGTTCTCGGCTTCAAGTTCCATCGATGCAATCTTTGCGCCGTGGACGGGGTGAGACATGTAAATAACGGGCATAAAAAGAAGGGGGTGATTAGCCCCCTGGTTGGTTACACAGCGCCGTGGATGATTGCAAAGTTGAGAACGACAGCTTCGGCCAATGCGCCGCCAGTGCTATTCCACAACCCGATTACAGCAGATCCAGTGGTCATACTGGACACATAAGGCCAGTAAGCGCCAGCAGTACCGCCGCCAGACACGTTAACAATGAGAACATCGTTTGCGCTGATGGTACTGTTAGTCAACGTAAACGTGACTGCTGCACCGCCGGCCAAAGATGCCGCGTTCATGGTGATTTTGCCTGCTGATTTGTTCAAAGTTACGCCAGTACTTTTGCTGGTCAACTGAGTAACTGTGCCTTGAGCAGCGGGA